AACATATTCCTTACTTTGTTGAAAAAGCTGAAGGTAGAATAGTAAAAGAACTAGATGATTCTGGTTTAGATAACTACTCTACTTTTTCATTTACAGCTTCTGACCCAGTAGTTAGTTTACCTGCTGATACATTAGTTGTAAGAAATGTAAACTTTACTACAAGTGTTTCAACCACAGCAGTTCCTGCTAATTCAAAAATTAATTTATTACAAAGACCTTATGAATATGCAATAGACTATTTTCCTTTTGCTAGTGCATCAACAGGAACACCAAGATATTATTCAAGAAAAA